CACCTCTTGGAAGTGTGTGACGCCAAGTTCAAGGCATACGAAGCGGCTGGGTATGACACCTACTTCAACCGCAAGGATCACCTGTGGACGCTGTACCAGTATGAGACCGGCGAATTCAAGATCCCAGAGAACGCGCAGCCCGGCATGATCTTCGGTGGCTGCAACTGCGGCAACTGCCACATGACCATACTGCCCACCGGCGACGTGTACGCCTGCCGGAGGGTGCAGAACAGCCGGGTCGGCAATGTGTTCGAGGATCGGCTGGCCGACCTGTGGATCGCGGAAGTGGAGCAGTACCGGGAATATGACAGGTTCAAAAAGTGCTCGAAGTGCGAACTGCTGCCCTGGTGCCGGGGCTGTCCCGCGGTGGCCAGCGGCGCGCACGGGGATTTCTACGATGTGGACCCGCAGTGCTGGAAGGAAATAAACGACATCACAGGGGAGGCTCTGATATGAAAGCAGTCGTGTTGAACGGCATCACCCCCGCCGAACAGGTGAAGCTCACGGAAGTACCCATGCCGCAGGTCAAGCCCGGCTGGGTTTTGGTGAAGGTTCGCGCCTTCGGTATGAACCATTCCGAACAGGTGCTGCGCCTGTCGGAGATCGAAGCGCCATATATTCAAAAGCCGGTCATTCCCGGCATTGAGTGCGTGGGCGAAATCGCCGATCCCTCCGATTCCGGGTGGGTAGTCGGACAGAGGGTCGTTGCGCTCATGGGCGGCATGGGCCGCAGCTTCGATGGCAGCTACGCCGAGTACGCGCTGCTGCCTGTCCACCACGTCTTCCCCGTGGACACTGATCTGCCCTGGGATGCGCTGGCTGCCGTGCCGGAGACCTGGTTCACGGCGTGGGGCTCGCTGTTTGAATGCCTCCAACTCAAGCCGGAAGACACGCTGCTGATTCGCGGAGCCACCTGCGCGCTGGGATACGCTGCGATCCAAATCGCCAAGGCGTTGGGCTGCCGCGTCATCGCCACTACTCACCGCGAAACCAAACTGCCCCTGCTGTCCGAGGCGGACGAAGCCGTGCTGGACGACGGCAGGCTCACCGGCAAAGTCCACGGCGTCACCAGGGCCCTCGACCTCGTCGGCCCGCGCTTTTTGAAGGACACGCTCACCGCCGTGGAGAAGGGCGGCATCGTGTGTAATACCGGCATCCTGGGAGGCGTATTCACCCTCAATGGCTTCGACCCCATTAAGGATATACCCAACGGGGTTTATTTGACTGGATTCTTTAGCAATTATCCAACGCAACCGATAATTGACAGCATTTTCCGATTCATCCATGAAAAGGCGATTAAGCCCGATCTGGGCGTAGTATACCACTTTGAAGAGATCGGGCAGGCGTGCGTTGCGTTGGATAGTGGCACGATCAATGGAAAGATTGTCGTTGTGCTGCAAAAGCATGTTTAAAGTCAAACGTTCCAGGCAAAGATTCTATGGAGGAGCAGCCATCAGAGCTGCTCCTCCTGTCGTTCAATGATATTTCGGCCAAGGATGGCAGAAACGTTGTGGGTAACGATTTGCATGGTTCTTCGTTGCTCAGAATATGGGGCCAAATTCTCCTCCTGCTTCTCACGCAGCTTCATTAGCTGCGCCTTTTTCTCCTTTAAGTCCTTGATGGACGGATGCTTTCCCTCCGGATACATATACCAGGGCTTTATCAGAATTGGTTCTTGTGATAGACAAGGGGATTCCAGTTGCCTTGTAATGTCATCAACCCGGGACAAATATTTGAGAGTGTTGAATGAGAATATTTACATCATAAAATTTTATGATACGACTGGCAGTCGTAAAACGAGCATCGGCCCGATGATGCTTGTAACCTCTGGTAGTTGTAACCTCATGTTCAGGGTACCTGTAACCTGCTGTTTTTCGGCTGAGCGAGGTTACATTGTATCAAAATAAGCGTTTGTTTCCACAACCAGCAGAGACGAACACTTTCTGGGAGATCGTTATGATCAATGGGGTGTTCGTCTTGACTGTTTATGGGGAAATCAGGTAAATGGAATAGTGGTATATGTTTGAGCCTTCGGTCTTTCGGTAGGATGGCCGGGGGCTTTTTCTTTTTTGGTGCGAACGAAGTCAGGGGATGTTGCTTTCAAAGATGCGTGGGCGGAGAGGACATTGAAATGCATACTTGACGTGTGGTATTCTTATAATGGACCTGCGAAAGCAGCCGAAGCTGTTTTCGACAGGCCCTTATAAGAATACCGTGCAGGCGGGCGGACGTTGGACGCCCGCTTTTGTTGTGCAAGGAACGATGGGAGGAGGTGCGGCCTTGAATGCGAGACAACGGCGATTCTGTGATGAATATCTGATCGACTGCAATGCGACACAGGCCGCGCTGAGGGCGGGGTATGCGGAGTCGACCGCGGCAAAGGCCAGCGACTGGATCAACGCAAATGCCCAAGGAAAACCAAGTTCAGACTTCAATCCGGATATGGCCGACTACATCGAGCGGAGGATGGCGGAAAAGCAGAGCGCGCTGATTGCGGATCAGAACGAGATACTCGAATACCTTACGAGGGTCATGCGGCGGAAGGAGGTGGAGTATCAGGCGCAGACGGTACTGGACGGACAGGGGATGAGCCACGTGGAGATCACGGAGGTGCCCTGCAGGGTATCGGATGCGAACAAGGCCGCCGAACTGTTGGGGAAGCGATACGGGATGTTCGCCGATCAGGTGTCGGCGACGGTGACGATGCCCAAGATCATCGTGCATGCCGACGGAAGCGCGGAGATCGAGGAGGCTTAGGAGACTTGTCCGGAATGACGATAAACTATCACGGCCGGGCGGAGAGAGACCGCGACAACAAACTGAGAGCCAAGGAAGAAGGGAGCATGACATGACCAGAGACGACATCAGAAAGGCGTTTCCCGAGGCGACCGACGAGCAGATCAGCGGGCTGTTGAACATACATTCCGCGGACATCGGCAGGACCAAGGGGGATACCGCGAAGCTGCAGGCCGACCTGAAGGCGGCCCAGGAGGCGCTGGAGAAGGCCAACGGCACCATCGGCGAGATGGAGAAGGCCAAGGGCGATGTGGAGGCGCTGCAGAAGCAAGTGGACGAGTACAGGAAGGCGGATGAAGCGCGCAGGGAGGCCGAGAAGGCCCAGGCGGCGCGCGACGAGCTGCTCAAGCGCATGGATCAGGTGCTGGACGGGCGCAAGCTCGTGCACGAGCGCATGCGCGACCTGATCGCCGACGACTTCGGCGAGGCGCTCAAGGCGCCGGAGAACCGGGGCAAGAGCGACAAGGACGTGTTCGAGGCGATCACAAGGGACAAGGGATACTTCGCCAACCAGGCGGCGGACTTCAGGATGGCGTCCTTTGGGAAGGTGGAGGACGGGCAGGACTATACGGCGCAGATGCGCGCGGCGTTGGGGCTGCCCGAGGCGAAGTGAACGGACGATAAAAGGAGTTGAGAGACATGGCGAACAGCATCGCACTGTTCAGGAATTATGTGCCTCTGCTGGATGAGGTATACAAGAAGGCGGCGCTGACCAGCGTGCTGGACGGCGCGCCGGAGCTGGCGCGGGCCGGGGCGAACGCGAACGAGCTGATCATACCCAAGATGACCATGAGCGGTCTGGCGGATTACTCGCGCAACGGAGGCTACTCCGCGGGCGACGTGACGCTGACCAATGAGACCGTGGCGTGCAACTACGACCGCGGCCGCATGTTCCAGGTGGACAACCTGGACAACGTGGAGACGGCGGGCATCGCCTTCGGGCGGCTGGCCGGCGAGTTCATCCGCACGAAGGTCGCGCCGGAGCTGGATGCGTTCCGTCTGGCGGAATACGCGCAGGCCCAGGGCATAGGCGCGGCGACGGGAACGCTGGCCTCGGGCGCCAATGTGGTGGCGGCGCTGCGCACGGCGCACGCGGCCATGGACGAGGCCGAGGTGCCGGCGGACGGCAGGATACTGTTCATCACCAGCGCGCTGAAGGGCATGGTGGACGACCTGGACACCACGAAGAGCCGCGCGGCGCTGGATCTGGCGAGCCAGATCATCATCGTGCCGCAGACCAGGTTCTATACGGCGATCACGCTGGGCAGCGACGGCTACAGCAAGCGCGCGGCTTCCGGCAGCGGTTCCACGGCCGTGACGGCGGGACAGAACATCAACTTCCTGCTGATCCACAAGCCGGCGGTGATACAGTTCCAGAAGCACATCGCGCCCAAGGTGATCACGCCCGAGGCGAACCAGGACGCGGACGCCTGGAAGTTCGGCTATCGCACCGTGGGCATCGCGGACGTGTACGAGAACAAGGTCGCGGGCATCTACTGCCACAGCGTCGCCTGACGGAGGTGAAGCGGCATGGAGCATCTGAGCTATGAGGCGTACGTGAGCCTGGGCGGCAGTGTGCCGGAAGCGCGGTTTTCCATGCTGGAGCGGCGGGCGAACCGCATCGTGGACGCGATGACGCACGGACGGCTGGCGGACGAATCGCCGCTCAGGGACGCGGTGGCCTGCTGCATAGCGCAGCTGGTCGACGCACAGGCGGCGGACGAGGCCCTGAGCGGCGGGACCGGGCGCGAGGTGATGAGCATGTCGAACGACGGCGTGAGCATGACCTTTGTCGCCGGTACCGAGGCCGCCAGGGCGAGAAGCTCCGCCTCTGCGCGCAATGCTGCCATCGTGCGCGACTGGCTGGGCGCCGAGAGCACAGGCGGCGTGATGCTGCTGTATGCGGGCGTGGACGCGTGAGGAGGAAGACATGGCTTCGAACAAGCATGAGGCGGTGTGGGAATGGCTGATGACGTGCCCTTACATAGGGGACATGTTCTTCAACGCCTCCCGCGCCGAGGACGGGAACACGCAGTTAGTGCCTTCCGAGCGCGTGGTGCACGAGTTCCTGGACGGATCCAGCGAGCGGGATTACACCGTGGCGCTGACCAGGTTCCTGGCGTATTCGCAGGATCCGAACGACCAGGCGAACATACAGGCCGTGGTCGACCTCGAGGCCGTGGCGGACTGGGTGGACAGCCAGAACGACGCGGGGAGTTTTCCACAATTTCCACAGGGCTCGACGGTGAACGAGGTGAGACTGTTGCCGAACGAGTCCGGGTACATGGTGGCGCAGGACATGACGCTGGCCAAGTACATGATACAGTTCACGATCAACTACACGAAGGAGTGATAAAATGGCTACCGAGACCAAGCTGACCAAGAACAAGTTCATACCGTTCCTGGACGTCGCGCAGGGCAGCGAGAACACGCCCTCCTGGAAGCGCATCGACAAGTCGACGATATTCGCGCTGAATCCGAACCCGCAGGCCGAGGCGATGGATTATATCTGCTATGAGAGCCCCATCGACGAGGTGGACCACTACGAGCCGGAGCTGCCGCAGGAGATCGCGCTGTACGAGGGCAACCCGATGTACGACTTCATCGCGCAGATGTTCTACGATCTGCCGGTGGGCGAGGACGCAAAGGTGCCCGCGCTGATCTGCTTTGCCGGTACGGCCAAGAAGGCCTGGCACATACCGGACAACGTGATCGAGCTGGGCGAGCTGAACACGGTGGACGGCAAGCTGTCGTTCACGCTGAAGCTGGGCGGCGACATAGAAAAGGGCACGTACACGATCAATGAAAGCGGCGTGCCGACGTTCACGGCCGCGGCGGGCTGATGAGGCCGAATTACGCAATGGACGCGCCCCCGACCTTTATCGAGGTCGGGGGTTTTCGGTATACGTGCGAGACGGATTACCGGGTGTGGATAGAGGTCCAGGAGAGGATGCGGAAGCTCAGGCCCTCGGAGCCGGGGAGCCTCGAGGCGCTTGACGAGATCGAACAGATGGTGTTCGGCGGAGTGTTGGCCGACGAGAGGCCGGAGGACGTGCTGAACGGCATCATAGAGTTCCTGAAGGGATACCCCATGGAGCCAAACAACGGCGGCGGGAGCGCGGAGAAGCTGTTCAGCTACGAATACGACCTGAACAGCATCGTGATCGCGATACGCAACCAGTCGGGCATAGACATAAGCTACCGGCGGACGGAGCCGTTCCACTGGTGGGAATTCCTGCTGGAGTTCCACACGCTGTGCGGGGAGCATTACATACTCAACCTGATGAGCGCGCGGGGATACAAGGGCAAGGACAGGGAGATGCTCAGGCGCAAATACGCGCTTGCGCTGCCGGAGGAGCTGACGCGGGAGGAGCAGGACGAGCTGGAAGCGTTCAACGCGCAGTTCGCGACAGGATGGGAGGAAGAAGACGAATGAGGATCGACACGGAAGTCCTTCAGACGGTGGTCGAGATCGACGACAGGGAGTACGCGCTTGCGGAGAAGACCGTGGACGTGTGCGAGAGGCTTCGGCAAGCGGAGCTCGACATGGTGGGCAAGCCCCAGCACAGGCTATGGCTTGCGGAGCTTGAGATCGTGCTGGGGAAGGCGGCGTGCCGGGAGCTGTTCCCCAACGGGCGCAGCGAGAACGTGGACAGGCTGCAGATGATCTACTACGGCGTGTTCAAGGCGTTCAACCGCGTCAACGACAGGCTGGAGGAGGAGCGGCTGAGCGACAGGGCCCAGAAGGTGGAGCAGCTGTTCGCGGGCGCCAATGAATTTTTGCGGAACCTGAAGAACGTGGACAGGGCGCCGAAGAGCGGCCTGAAGGAGATAAGGCGACCCGCCGGGGAATGAAGCCGGCGGGTCTTAGCTTTTGAAGAAGTCGGACGGGCTGCAGATGCGCACGGACGAGTGGCGGATTTCAATCCACTCGCCCCGGGTGGGGCGAGACAATCGACGAGACAGAACGGGAAATGCTACTATTTCAATCCACTCGCCCCGGGTGGGGCGAGACTATAGGTCTGCGACGCGCTCCTCTCTGGATGCTTCAAGGGTCGTTTCTTGAGGGAGTATGCCGAAGAGCGATTCGGCGGTCTTGACTTTTTCATGGAACGGATTGGTGAGCTTTGCGATCACTTTGCCGTATTGCGTGATGTACACATCTTCCTTGGCGGCGAGGAGCAGGTATTTCCCGAGATCGCGTTTCAGTTCCGTTGCGGTGATCGACATGGGCATGCGCCTCCTTTCTGATCACAGCATAGCAGAATCGCACGATTTTGTCAACAATATCGCACAAAATGAGGGGTGAAGACACATGGCTGACAGCGTGAAGATCAAGATCACGGGCGATGCCAGCGAATTCCAGAGCACGCTGTCGGGGCTTGGGAACAGCGCGAAGGGCGTATTCAAGGGCATGATGGCCTCACAGATCGTCACGAAGGGCTTTTCCATGCTGGCGGGCGGCATAAAGAGCGCGCTGGACACCGGGATGCAGTTCGAGGCGGCGATGAGCCAGGTGGCGGCGATCTCCGGAGCGACGGGCGCGGAGCTGGAGCGGCTCACGGAGACGGCCAAGCACTACGGCGAGACGACCATGTTCTCGGCCAGCCAGGCGGCGGAGGCCCTGAACTACATGGCGCTGGCGGGCTGGGACGCGGACCAGTCCATAGCGGCGCTGGGCGGCGTGCTGGATCTGGCGGCGGCCTCCGGCATGGACCTGGGCGCGGCCAGCGACGCGGTGACGGACTATCTTTCGGCGTTCGGCATGGAGGCCTCGCAGGCGGGGTACATGGCGGACCTCATGGCCTATGCGCAGGCGCGGAGCAACACCACGGCGACCATGCTGGCGGACGCCTACGGCAACTGCGCTTCGTCTATGCACGCGGCCGGGCAGGACATCGAGACGACGACGGCGATGCTGATGGCGCTGGCGAACCAGGGCATAAAGGGCAGCGAGGCCGGCACGCAGATGGCCGCGGTGATGCGCGACCTGACGCAGAAGATGGACAAGGGCAAGATCATGATCGGCGACACGGCCGTGCAGGTGGCGGACGCACAGGGGAACTTCCGCGACCTGAACGACATCATCGCGGACGTGGGCAAGGCGGTCGAGGGCATGGGCACGGCGGAGGCCTCGGCGGCGATCATGACCACGTTCACGGCGCGCTCGGTCAAGGCGATACAGACGATATTGAACGAGGGGATAGGCAGCGTCAACGAGTACGAGGCGGCGCTGCGCGGCTCTGAGGGGACGGCGGCCGAGCAGGCCGAGACGATGCTGGACAACCTGCAGGGCGACATACAGATCTACAAGAGCGCGCTGGAGGGCCTGCAGATCACGGCGAGCGAATCGTTCGGCGGCGTGGCGCGCGAGGCGGTGCAGTTCGGCACGGACTTTTTGACGGCGCTGAACGAGGGCGGCAAGCGCGGCGGGCTGGACGGCATGCTGGACGCGCTGATGGGCGAGCTGCCGAAGGTCACGGCGAAGATCACGGAGCTGGTCGGCAAGGGCCTGGACGGGCTTTCGGGGAGGCTGCCGGGGCTGGTGCGCGGGCTGCTTAGCCAGCTTCCGGACATACTCTCCGGCGCGGTCGACCTGATCGGACCGATCGGGGACGCGCTGGGCGAGGGCATGGGCGCGGTCATCGAGCACCTGATCGCGAACCTGCCGCAGTATGCGGGGACGCTGGCCAGGGGACTGGGGAACCTGTTCGTGAGCGCGCTCAAGGGCGTGGGGAGCCTCGTGGGCGGCGTGGTCGAGGGCGTGGGCGGCATGCTGGGCCTCGAGAAGGGCGATTCGCTGGACAGGATGCTGAGCGACGTGTTCGACGTCACGGAGACCAGGGGCATCAAGGTGCCGGACGTCGAGGTGGACGGCGAGATCAAGACGGACGGCTACATGGGCAAGATCGAGGCCGCGAAGCTCGCCATCGCCACGGCGGTGTACAGCCTGGGCATGGAGGACGGCGAGGAGGCCGAGAAGCTCAAGCAGGCGATACTGCGCGGCAGCGGCGCGGAGGCGCTGGGCATCGCGCTGAAGGCGCTGAACGTGCCGGACAGCACGGCGGACGCCGTGGTGAACAGCATCAAGAGCCTGAAGGGCAAGCTGGAGGGCGTGTTCGAGGAGTTCGGCATAGAGGACGAGGACGGCACGATCGCGCAGGGCATCGCCGACTTCGTGGCGCAGGGCGGGTCGCTGGAGGAGGCGTTCGCGAAGATCGCCGGGCTTTCCGCGGAGGACGCCAAGGCGGCCGCGGAGAAGCTGCAGCCGGACATCGACCTGATCGTGGACACGCTGAACGCGCTGGGCATCGACAACATAGACATGAGCGACGTGATCACGGCGGCTGCGACGGCCAACGGCGAGATCGAGATGGCGCTCAGGATGCTGGGGCTGGACGACAAAAAGATCCAGGAGGCTCTGGACGGCGTTGAGAGGCTGGGCGAGAGCATATCGCAGAAGATCAAGGGCGTGTTCGAGAGCCTGAAGCAGGCCCTGACGGACGGAGACCCGGAGAACGACGCCGAGGCGGTCACCGAGGCGATGGACACGATAGACGAGGCGGCCAAAGAGGGACATGACGACATAGACACCTGGCTGCAGGGGTACATCGACCAGCTGGACCAGATGGATCTGAGCGCGGACGAGTACAAGACCAAGGTCGAGGAGGCGCAGGCGACCGCGCAGCAGATGCACGAGGAGCTGGACGCGACCATACAGGCGGCGAAGGACTGGGTGACCGAGAACGCCGGCAAGGGCGTGGACGAGATCAAGAGCCACATAGGCGAGCTGGACGGCCTGCTTGCGGACATAGAGTCGCTGGAGGAGCGCATAGAGGCGCTCAATCAGTCGCTGACGAGCGGGGACTGGGCGAACCGCAGGGCCGTGGAGGCCGGGTACTTCACGACGGACAACCAGCGCGCGACGGCGCTGAAGACCACCTACGACGAGTACGCCAAGGCGGTGCTGGAGGCCGAGAAGGAGCTGGCGGAGGTCGAGAAGCAGGCCGAGGCCGACATTGAGCAGGCCTGGGCGGAATATCGCAACAAGGACATCGACAAGGAGACGTTTGACGCGCGCATAAAGGAGGCCGGCGACAGGACGGCCGCGGCCGCGCAGGAAGCCTCGGAGAAGATACAGGCCGCTTCGGACAACTACGCGGAGCACATGCGCGCCATCGCGCAGGCGGCGCTTTCTACGACGCCGGGCGTGCGGGACGCGCTGGACGAGCTGATCGCCACGGCGGACGTGCGCAACCTGGCGAAGAGCCTGAAGGAATGGACCGCGTTCGCGGCGGAGAACAAGACCGGCTGGACCGTGGACGACATGCTTGGGATGATGGGCGTGGACGACGCGCAGATGGGCGCGCTGGCGGACGCGCTGGGCGTGAGCGTGGACACGCTCAAGGACACGGTACAGGCCGCCATATACCAGGGCATGTTCCAGCTCGACACCCTGCCCGGCCTCAGCATGCTGGCGGACGGCACGGAGGAGATGATCGCCAGCTCGCTGGAGGGCGTGGACCTGACGAGCGCCATGGCGGCGTTCAAGTACGCATACGAGCAGGGCTGGATGCAGACCACGGAGGACATCGACTGGAGCGATCCCGCGGCGGCGATGAAGCAGATCATGCTCGACTTCGTGAACGAGACCACGCAGGACATACCTGCGCCGGAGATACCTGTCGAGCCCAAGGTGGAGCCGGACGGCGCATTCAAGGACGCGCAGGCGGACGCCATGCAGGAGGAGTTCACCGGCGTGATCGAGAAGGCGGCCGAGGGCGCATCCGAAGACGCGGAGGTCACGCTGGCGCCGGAGGTGAGCGTGGCGCCTGATACGGGGAGCGCTTCCGCACAGGAGAGCACCGTGGAGCCGGTGGTCAGCGTGGCGCCGGAGGTGCAGATGGCGGACGACACGGCCGGGAAGATCGAGGCGGCGATGGAGGAGGTGACCGGCGGCGCGGGCGAGGCCAGGCCGGTGGAGCCTCAGATCACGGTGGCGCCTGAGATCGTGGACGCGGAGGCCACGCGACAGGCGCTGTACGATGGCATGATCAACGCGACGCAGGGCATGAGCATGGACGACGTGCTGCAAAACGCCGGCATAGAGCGCGCGGACTTCGACGCCATGGCGGGCGCGATGGGCCTGGAGCCGGATGCGATCTGGGGCGCGCTGCAGGCGGCGATCAACTCGGGCGACCCGGCGGCGATGATGACGGGCATGTTCGCGGGCATAGACCTGTCGGCGATGACGAAGCCCATAGGCGACGGCGTGGTGCAGGGCATCGTGAGCGGCACGCAGGCGGGCGAAGGCCAGGCGCGTGCAGCCGGTCAGAGCGTGGGCCTTGCGGCCGTGGAGGGCGTGGCGGACGGCGCCGACACGCATTCGCCTTCGGCATTCACCATGCAGGTGGGCAGCGATGTGGACGAGGGCCTGATACAGGGCACGCAGGCCGGGCAGGGCGCGGTACAGGCCGCCGGACAGGCGGTCGGGCGCGCGGCCGTGGAGGGCGTGCGCGCGGGGGCGACGAACACGTCGAGCATAGGCCGCCAGATCTCCGCGGGCGTGGCGAGCGGCATACTTTCAGGGCGCAGCGCGGTGGTATCGGCGGCGATATCGGTGTGCCGGGCGGCGGTGGCCGCCATGCGTTCGAGCCTGCAGATCGCTTCGCCTTCGAAGGTGACCAGGCAGATCGGCAAATACACCGGCGAGGGCTTCGGCATAGGCCTGCAGGAGACGCTCAGGAGCGCGGTGAGGTCGGCGCAGGGCGTGGTCAGCGCGGCGAACCTCGCGCCACAGGCGGACTTTTCGGGCATATCCGGCGCGCTCTCGGGCGCGGTCAATGACATCGCGGGCATAGAGGGGCGCAGGAACATCGTGCTGAACGTGAACGGGCGGCAGCTCGCGCAGGTGATGCGCGAGGACACTGCGCGCACGAATGCGGCGTACAGCCGCACGATCGGAATGGGAGTGGGCAAATGAAGAGGCTCAGGGAGGCGTGGTTCGAGTTCAACGGGAAGCGGAGCACGCAGATGGGCGTGAAGCTGATACAGATGCCATCGCGGGAGCAGCCTGCGCGCAACGTGACGCGCAAGCAGGTGTCCGGACGCAACGGGCGGCTGGCCATAGACGACGGCACGTATGACGACGTGGCGGTAAAGGTGGACTGCTATGTGGACGACGCCTCGAGGCTGCCGGGCGTGCTTGCGTGGCTGACCGGCAGCGGGGCGCTGCGGTTTTCGGACGCGCCCTATGAGGCGTACGACGCCTCTGTCGAGAAGGAATACAGGCGCACGAGCGTGCTGAATCACCTGGACGGGCAGAAGTTCGCGGTGGAGTTCACGTGCCATCCGTTCAAGCGGGTGTATCCGGCGCCCATGGACATGGCCGTGACGGCCTCGGGGACCAGGATCGTCAACAGGGGGACGGCGACTTCGAGGCCGCGGGTCAAGATCGCGGGGTCCGGCGGGTTCTCGGTGACGATAGGCGAGCGCACGATGTACTTCACCGGCGTGACGGGCGGCGGCATCATCGTGGACAGCGAGCTCATGGACGCGTTCACGTTCACGGGCGACGCGCTGGCCAACGAACACGTGGTGTACACCGGCGAGGACTTCTTCGAGATCGCGCCGGGCGCGAGCACGGTCAGCTGGGAGACGGGGCTTGAAGACGAGGCCGGGAGCGTGACGCGCGTGACGATCACGCCCAGATGGAGGAACCTGTGATGGGCGTGATCGCGATATACGCAATGAGCGAGGACGACTTCTCGACGAACGGGCTGGGCTTATTGACGCCATCAAGCTGCACGGTCGAGTGGGAGGCCAACGGCATGTACGAGCTCAAGTTCGAGCAGCCGATCGACAAGACGGGGCGCTGGGGCCTGATCGCCAACGGGTGCATCGTGAAGGCGCCGGTGCCTGTGCGGCCGAGTCCCGAGAACGAGGTGTATGGCCAGGGGACCGTGACGAGGAGCGTGTACAGGGTATCGGCGAAGCGCGCGAAGATGTACACGGCGAAGAGCGGGCGGCGCAACAAGGTGATCGCGCGGCTTGCCAAGGGGGAGGAGCTGGTACAGCTGGAGGCGGGGTCCTCCGGGAAGCTGCGCTTTTCCCGCGTGAAGGGTGGCCAGTGCGGCTATGTGGACATGGGGTCGCTCGAATACGCGCGCGCGGAGGTCATACCGAGCGGTTCGGACGGCGTGAGGCGCGCGACGGCGCGGGAGCAGCTGTTTCGGATATACAAGGTGGAGAAGGACACGAAGGAGGGCATCGTGTCCGCCAGCGCCATGCACATATCCTACGACCTGCGCGGCGTGGTGGTCGAGGGCGAGTACGAGCTGGAGGACGCCACGCCGGCCACGGCCATGGCGGGCATGATCGCGAAGCTGAACGAGGATACGCCCTTCGTGTTCCATTACGGGCATCTGGACGACGACGCGCTGATCGAGGGCGACTATGGATTCAAGACGCCGGTGGAGTGCATGCTGGATCCGGACGAGGGATTCGCCAAACAGGCGAACGCATGGGTGGTGCGCGACAACTTCGACATATTCATGATACCCGACGACACGCGGGACAACGGCGTGACGATACGCAGGGGGAAGAACCTGATCGGCGTGACGGCGACCAGCGACGCGGGCAGCGTGGTGACGCGCATCATACCCGAGGGCAAGAACAAGGACGGGGATCCGCTGTATCTGGAAAATCCGAACTACGTCGAGAGCGCGCATGTGGGCGACTACCCCATCGTGTACACGCAGCGGGTCAAGTACAACGTGCAGACGGCCAAGAAGAAGAAGGACGCGGACGACGAGGAGCGGTTCCGCACGGATGCGGAGACGCGCGCAAAGATGCGGGAGCTCGCCCAAAAGGACTTCGAGGACGGCGCGGACATGCCGGAATACACGCTGGAAGTGGACTTCGTGACGCTGGAGGACGCGGGCGCGGAGGCGGACGAGTATGCGGCGCTGCAGGCCGTGCATCCGTATGACACGGTGACGGTGTACGACAGCCTGATCGACCTGGAGGCGCGCGTGGCGGTCACGAAATACGAATACGACGTGCTGGCGGGGCGGTACGACAAGGTGACGCTGGGCGACCTGTTCCAGCTGCAGTCGACCGTGTACAGCTACAACATAGCCGGAGGCATATCCGGCGGGAAGATCGCGCCGGGCACGACGGACGGACAGATATTCCGCACGGGGAGCATACCCTATGACAGGATCGCCTCGGCGGCTTTGAGCCGCCTGGGTGCGGACGCGGTGGGCGCGGTGACGACGCATCTGGCGGGCGCGGCGGCTTCGGACGCGCTGGTGACGGAGATCGCGGGCATCGCGGCCGACCAGATCACGAACGCGAACATAGTCAGGCTGCTGCCGGGCGTGAGCGCGACGACGCTGCGGGATGCCATAATCGAGATCGTGGACGCGCGGATACAGGCACAATCGTAGGATAAGGGGTGATACGCATGGCGAACTGGCTGATCAGGCAGACGGTCGACCTTGAGAAGATCAGGACGGGCGGCGTGCCGTTCAGGGACGTGGAGGCGCTGGCCTTCCAGGAGGACCGGGAGGCGCACAGGTGGGAGGTCACGGTGCTTCGGGGCGGCGTCGAGGCCGACCTGACGGACTACACGGTGGCGGCCTATTTCCACAGGAGCGGCGACGGGGACGGCGAGAGCGTGCTGGTCACGGGGACGATCATAGGCAGCGTGTGCCGGGCGGTGCTGCCCGAGGCGTGCTACGCCTACGAGGGGCGCGTGGAGGCCATCATGCGGCTGACGGCGCCAGGCGGCGCGAAGACGACGCTGAGCGCGGTGGGATTCAGCGTGGGGCGGACCATGACCGGCGCGGTGATCGACCCGGGCGAGGCGATACCGTCCATAGACAATCTGCTGAACAGGATGGAGGCGCTGACGGACCTGACGAACAGGTCGCAGGCGCTGGTGGAGCACTACGAGGACAGCGTGCTGGAGCTGGGGCGGGACGTGTTCGGGCGCGTCACGGATCCGAAGTCGCTTACGTGGGCGTCCGGCAGCTTTGCCGCGGCGACCGGCAGGATCAATGCCAATGCGGCCTACATACACACGCCGGACTTCATGCGTGTGCGCAAGGGCTCCAGCGTGACGGTGACGGACCTGGCGAGCTATCGCTTCCAGTGCATGTGGTATGCCACGGACGCGGAATCCGGCTTCGATGCGGGCAATTCGAAGGCGGCGGGCGTGCGCGAAAAGTACGTCGTGCCGGAGGACGGATATCTCAGGATATCCATACGCGACGACAGCCAGTCGAGCCTTACGGACAACGCGATATGCCAGTATGTCGTATTGGACCTGATCGACGGAGACAGCGTAGAAGCGCTCAGGGAGACGGTCAAGGCGGACGGGTACGACCTGACCGACAGCTTTGCCGCGGAACACGGGCTTACGACGTATGACGCGCGCGCGATCGACTGGACGGAGGGGTACAGGCTGGAGACCGGCACCGGCGAGATGATCGCCACCACACAGAACCGCGTGAGCGTTGTCGCTTTCACGGCATGCAAGGCGGGGAGCCGCATACGACTCAGGGACAGACAATACCAGATGAACATATGCAGCTATTCCGGGATCACGGCCTCCTCGAAGAGGGGCAGCGCCACGGGGCTCACGCAGGAGGACTGGGTGGCCGAAGAGGACTGCTTCTTCCGCATCACGGTGCGCAAGGCATGGGACGGCGCGATCACGGCGGCGGAGGCCAAGGCGGCGGTCGAGATGACGCTGTTCACGGACGACACGCCCTCGTTCACGCACGGCTCGATCAGCGGGACCACCGGCGAGGACATCGAAGCCAGCGGGAACAGGATGCGCTGCGGCATGTGGTACCTGAAGAAGGGGACCGTGCTGACGCCGGGCGCGGACTTCCCGTGCTATGTGCGCAGGTACGCTTCCAACAGTGTTTCGAGCTTCATGGACTTAGGCGGCGCGGGCAACACGGATTCGGGCAGCGTGAACATAACGAGCGCGCTTCCCTACACCGTGCCTACGGACGGGTGGTACAGGTTCGTGGCTACATGCGAGGACGTGTACGACCTGCACTGTTCGGACGTGTTCACGGTGGCGGAGGCCGCGGAGGAGGAGATCGCTGCACAGGCCATGGCGTTCCCGCCTTCGGACATATACCGCTATGAGGGCGAGGACATCGATCTGACGCTGCTGCCGAGGAGCTGTGCGAACCGGTACGCAACGCTGATCGGATGGTATGAGGCGCTGCGCACGCAGTATCCGGGCTTCGTCACGCGCACGCAGATCGGCACGGACCAGACGGGGACATATCCCATATGGGCGTACAAGATCGAGAGCTATGCATGTGACGCGCACGAGACGGTGCTCTGGGTGAGCAACATACACGGCGGCGAGAACTTCTGCCTGACGGCCACGTACCGCATGGTGAAGGAGTTGTTGGACAATCACGCCACGGACGAGAACCTGGCGCACATATGGGCGCAAGGCCGGCTGGTGGTGGTGCCCGCGCTGAACCCGTGGGGCGTGGAGAACAACACGCGCTACAACGGGAACCTGGTCGATCTGAACAGGAACTACGACGCGGACTGGAAGAGCGGGCACGACACGAGCGAGGGCGTGGAGTACACGTTCGGCACGGCGCCCATGAGCGAGGCGGAGAACCAGGCGCTTGAAAGCCTGCTGGAAACGTATCCGGACGCGCTGTTCTGCGTGAACCGGCATGACTGCGCATACTTTGGGGACAAGCCGAGCGTGACGATCTACACAAGCGACGCGTTCGACATCGACAGGACGGTGCTCGATGCCATGGCGCGCAGGTTCGAGATCTACCTGCGCAAACAGTATGCGTGGTGGCGGCAGTACTACGCGGACAACGCCACGCGCGCGCTGATCGCGAACAACGCCACGACCGTGAACGCCGCGGTGATGGACAAGTGGTTCAACATGCTGGGCGTGCACGGGTGCCTTCTGGAGACACCGAGGACAAACGACACGCCTGAGCGGCAGCAGGACTGCGTGCGGTTCGGGCTGGAGGTGAGTGTGAACCTGTTGAGCGCGGTGCTTACCAACGCGCGGCTGATACGGGCGAACGGGAACAAGCTCACGCACGTGTACTGGCGTAGGGAACAGTATCCGAGGAATGAGTAATGAGGAATGAGTAATGAGGAATGTGAAGTGCGGGAGGTGTTTGGGGGTGATCTTGACGTGATACCATTCGGGAACGAGGCGGTGACGCTGGTGCGGCGTCTGACGGAGACGGGTGAAGACGGGCGGACGCGGGTCTCTTATGAGACGGTGAAGCTGACGGGGTGCAGCTGGCGGCGTACGCGGACGTACCGGCGCGAGGGCGAGGTCACGGTGGCGGCCGAGGGCATCACGTGCCGCGTGCCCTATGGACAGGAGGTCCCGAGGGTCGGCGACCTGATGATACTGGGGGACGTTGAGGCCGAGGTCACGAGCGGGGCGGAGTTCCAGGCGCTGATCGAGGCTCTTGCCGGCACGGACGGCGCGTTCGTCGTGGCGAGCGTGAAGGACAACGCGCGGGAGGGGATGCCGGTCAGGCATTACGCGGC